GTTTATCATACAATGGGTGATTACTATATCCATCTAGTGATGTTATACCCCATGTATATCTTTCAAATGATTGTCCACTTGTCATAGCTCTCATGATACCATTAGATGCACGAACTAGTGTTTCATTGTCTGCAATAGGTTCATGTAATTCTGCAAGAGTCTTTCCTACTTTTTCTCCAGCGTTCCATGATGATGGAAATGCCACCATACATGCCTCTAGTTTACCCTCGTGCATAATGACAACATCATCTTCAATTGCCATTCCTAATTGTTGTATATTCTCACAATCAATTAAAACTCTGTAATCACTTTTCTGATTAAACAATCCTAGTTTTTGTGCAGTCTTAAATACTAATTCTTCTTCTACTGCAAGTGGTGTTTCAAACCAAATATTTTTACCTAGATTATCTAACTCAATTCTTTTTTGTGATTGAATAAAAACATCAGTATCGTTTGCATTAAATGTTGGTCGTTCACAAGGTTTAAAAACAGGTTTCATATCAAACGGCGTTCTAATTACATGTTCTAACATTACTTCTCCCAACGATAAAATATATGGTCCTCAATTTCTATGGTTTTTGTTTTTGTTTTAGCCCAAGATGGTCTTACATAATCTGCATGATAATGTGTTGCACCATCTGTAATATCAATTATATCATAGTCTGATATATAATTTACTAATTCAGATATCTCATTATAAACTTTTGTATTTTTAGGTTTGTCTGATTTACCATCACAAAACCAACTGAACTGACACTTGTTTCGAATAGGGTCGCCACTTGCATATGTTAAACCTTGTTTAACAACTTCGCATATTGTGTTTGGAAATCTTTTGTCGTCTACACGATTTTGTGTAACTTGTGCAACTGCTAACCAACCAGCTTGACCTTGACTTCTTGCTTCAAAATAAATGTTTTCTGTTAAACATTTTTTATCATCTCCAAATGCACTATTCCATGCAATCAGTAATATAAAAACTATTAATATTAATTTTACATCTGTCCATCCCATCACGAAACCTCTTTAACTTCTTGTACTACACTTTTTGGAATGATAGTAGAATTACCACATTCATCAATGCTACCATCTTCATTAAAATTAAAATCTGATACGATTCTAATTATATCATCACTATCATCAATTAAAAAACCTGTACTTAAACATCTAGGGAAAGAAGATTCTTTAACATCTTCAATACTTCTCCACGAACTATCAGATACTATATCAATCCAATATACATGGACAAACTTATATGGTATTTTTTTAATCTTATTCATAATTAATGGAGCGTATGGATTGTACTGCCCAATCTTCTCTTAGTTGGAAACCAAGTGTAATACTTTTATACCACATACGCAAATTCCTCAATAAGGTGCTAACACCAACTCTTTGATGAGGTCGAGAGAGAGAGTGAGTTGGTGATAGCGTAACTTTTACTATATCCTCATCATCTAAAACATTATAACAGCACTCAACATACTTTGTCAAGTTTTTTATACTCCAGAAGCACTTCCAGGCGCTTGTGGATATACAGGTGGTTTTTGAATCATAAAATCATCATCCCAACCGAATGCTTCTTTCACTACATCTTTTGATAAACCTTTGTAAACTTGATGTAATTTTTTATCTTTGGCAGCAATTAATAGTTTTGCTTCAGAATGACACAATCCCTCACACATTTGTATAAACATTTTTTCTTTCTGTGCTTGTGGTGTATCATTGTCTGCACCTTTAATGAAGTGCCAAAGTTTTTTTGATTCTTGAGCAAGAACTGTATGTTCTGTTCCTTCTGGTGCTTCATTTGGTGTATAAGGTACTTCACCCTCTGGTATTACCCATTCTTTTGTAGGGTCAAAAGATGCCTTTAACAACATTCTTAATGATGGTGTATCATTTGTTATTAGTGTTGCTACTTTTTCTACTTTTGTTTTTGCTTTATGTACTTTATTAAGTACATCTGAAAACAATAGTGTATGTGAATATGCCATTTTAAAATTCTCCAATTTGTTCAGTTAGACTTTTCAGTCTTTTATCTATAAAATAATTTAACAACTTACTTCTGTCACCACTAGTGGCAACATTGAAATCATCTAGAATCTTTTCTTCTAATTCTTCTGGAACATTATCCAGATTAATCAGTCTATCGTTTCTTTGATAATTTCGTTTCACTTCATCATCTAGTTCGTCAATTTCTTGAGCTAATATACTTTCAATTCTTTTAGATGTTAAAGGTCTTTGCCTTAGTGCATCTGTAAATGTATGGTCTGGTGATAATACATTAGGTATTCCATCTGACCTATCGCCTTTAAGTATATGTTCTTTTATATATACAACAGGGTCAACCCCATTTACATGTTTCTTTGTAATAGGACTATACTGTCGTACATTATTATATTTATGCAACTGAATAAAGTCCTTATCACCAGATAAAATCATAATTTTTTCGTCTTGATACTTCTTACATAGTACAGCAATGATATCATCTGCTTCAGCACTATAGGTTTCTACAACTTTATATGGTAGAAACTCATTGACTTCTGATTTGATGTCATTAAGTAATCCAAAAATCTTATCCCAATCTTTGTTATCTGATTCTCTACCTTTCCTACGACCTGCTTTATACTGTGGAAATACATCTCTACGCCAACAGTTTTTAGAATCGTATGTTATGACTACTTCACCATACTTTTCATTAAACATGCTACGATATAGTCGTACTGAATTTAATATCATATGCCTGACCATTTCTTCATCTAACTGATTGTCGTTCATATTCAAATGCATCATTACAGATGCAATTGTAATTTGATTCATGTCAATTAATATCATATTAAATCCCTATAATAATTTAGAAAGGGTGGTTTAAACCCACCCCACTAAAATTCTTAATAAATTAAGAAGCGTAACCTACGCCATTTCCATAAAGTGCTTTGATTCCAGCGGCAACAATTGCTTTATCTGCACCACCATTCATCAATACTTCACCGACACCAGCAGCAATAATTGCTTTTGAAGGTGTACCCATTCTATACGAAGTACCTTTAGAATCTTTGTTTATGTAAATCATAAAACCTTGACTTCTTAATTTGTCCACCATTGCTTGTGGCGAAGTTAGGTCAAATGTGTTTCTTAATGTTTTCCAAGTAATTATATCACCTCTTGTAAATGCATTAATTACTCTTTGTGTTTTTGATAGTTTCTTTCTACCCATGTTATAATCTCCTATGATTATTAAATTTTAAGTTGACTAATTTTATGCCTCGAATAGTCATATTGGCAATTACTTTGTGTAATTCTTTATTCATTATCTTCATCTTCATCTTTAATAATGTCTTTATTTCTTTTACTATGTAAAGTATCTGTTTCTTCCATATCTGATTCAAACTCTACCTCAACTTCATCTTCTTCAATTTCTATTATTTCACTAACCATTTCTATAACATCTGCCAAGAGTGGTGAATCAAATCTAGAATAATGTAAGTCTACTCCATCTTCTGTTTCTTTTTTTTCTGGTGACATTATCTGTTCAATAAATCCTTGTATGATATGTGGCATCCCTACTTGTCTTGATAAAGCACCTTTAATTACTTCTGATAAAAAACCTACATCTAATATAAACTGTTCGTCTGCAATATCATAACCATTTTCACTCATAGTGTGTATCATTTGCACCATAATATTTTCAGTTATTATATCAATCTTAGCAAGTTTTTCTTTCATTTGTAACTGAGAATTATTCTTATCTAATTCTCTATCATACTTCTGTTTAATCCAATTTGAAGTTTTATTATCGTACTTAACAGGGTCAGAACCCCATGGCCCGTAGATAACATTATCCATATTTTTGTCTTTTTCATCTGTCATGTTATAATTTTATTCTCAACTGGCACAACTGCACCAATGTAATTTAAATAGTTTTCTTTTATCTCTGGTTTAGGTTCATTAATAACAATAATATTACTTTCCTTAATATTCATTTCTTCATTATCTGCAAAAGGAATAAAAGGTGAAAAGTATAATTTAGTTTCTGCACTACTGCCTGGATTTTGTGCCATTGGAATTAGTACAAAAGGTTTTGATATTGTAGTCATACTATCATCTGAGAATGTTACTTCTGCAACTATATCTTCACCTGTAGTCAGTCTTAATAATTTTACATCCATTATGTTATCCTTTTTCTGTTGATTCTTTTTCTCGGTTGATGTGGGCCTGGTGTTTCAGCAAACTTTCTCAACCACCTTTGTTTACCAGCAGCTTTTGCCAGTCTTTTCTTTTCACTTCTTTTAGTGTGAAATTGTCTTTCGTGAAAATCATTTAATCTACCATCATTTAAAACTTTCTTTTTAAAGATTCGTAATGCTTTATTAAAATCATCACCTACTTTTACACTTAAACCTGTAGACTTATCTTCTTTAATAGGTTTTTTCTTAAACTTTTTTTTCTGTTCATTACGAACTTGAAAATTTTGTCTAGGTTTATTTGAACTTGTTTTCAACTTATTTTGTGTCCTTTCTTACATTTTCATAGTAAATTTTTGCCTGTTGAATGTCATTAACATATACATCCCTAAACACTTCAATTGATTTTCTATTCATATCATTGTCTGGTAGATATAAATCTATAGAGTTTGCTTCAAGTAAATCTTGATATTCATCTTCTGGTAAAGTTTTGATAAACCCCTCAAGAGAATAACCATATTTTTTAACAAATTCATCTAGCGGCATTGGTGGATTTATACGAAGAGCACGACCTTGAGTTTGATTTGATATCTCAACAAGAGGTTCTTTGCTTTTATCTTTTTTGTCTGTTGTTCTCCAATTAAATTCTGTTTTGATTGTACGAACATTCATTCCAACTTTACCCTTTTCAACAACAATTAAAATTCTCAATGGGTCATTAAGGTCATTTAATTTTTCCTTAATTTCATCTTCATCTAACTTCATAAATGAACCATCTATTGCATATGCACCAGATACCTTTTTATCTTGTGTCATAAGTGCCACTACATAATCATTGTAATTAACATCTGTGCTTGATTGTAATATTGTTAAAGTATTGCTTAATACATATTCAATATCTGCTTTTGACTTACAACCCTTTCTTCCAGAAACTGTTAACATTGCCTTTTTAATCTCTGAGTTGTAAAGATTTACAATAGCTTCTTCGTATAAGTCAAGAATCTCAAAACTATTATTAACAAAATCTGCATCAAAAAATGTTACATTTCTAAGATAAGCTTGATGTGGTAATAATAACTTTTTATCTGGTATCTCATTTATTACCTCAAACTGCATACCTTTTACTTCAATTTTACCAACTTGTTCTTTGTTTGGTGTGGCAGTTAGACCATAAGTATGAGGTGTTCTTTTTGCTAATTCTGAACACCATTTAAATAATTTTGCTTCGTATTTTACAGGTACATTACCACTAACATCTTGATAGTTGAGATAACTTGAAATCATCCAAGTATGCGTTTCATCAACAAAAACTGCAAACAATCTATCAGTTTTCTTTAAATATTCTAACCACTTTTTTGAATCGTTACTTCTTGTTAAATCCGAGTGATTTGTTATAAGTAAAACTTTAATTCCTCTCTTTGCATATTTTAAAGCATCTTTTACTGTTTCAGCAATTTGCAATCCAGCTTTTTGTGCTGGCATAGCAAAATCATCTAAGTCAATAATACACTTTTGTGGTACTGTAACTGTAATGATTTCTACACCTTTACTAGCGAGTTCTGGTATAAGAACATTCGCCATGGTGAAAGTTTTACCTTGATTCATAGCACCAACTAATATCTTCATAATCCCCAACTTCTCTTGATAATCTGTTTCATTTATAAGATTTGTAAAAGGTTGAGTTAAATAATCTTGTGGTGTATTCATCACTTTCTTTTCTTTGTATTCTGTTATGTTTGTTACTTTCATATTGATACCCATTACGCCGCCTCCAACATTGACATTGGAACTCTGTATGACCTACCATTATCCATATCAACTACAGCATTTTTTAGTAGGACTTTCCTAACTGTGCCTGGCGTTTTCTTAGTTTTCTGTACC